CCTTCCGGCAGCGGTTCTTCCTGAACACCCATATATCCGCCCTGTATAGCCTGAGCAAGTTGCTGCTGCTCCATCTGCAACTGCAAAGCCACTACTTCATGTCCCTTAATATGCTCCCATAACACCTGCCGTTGCTCGTTGCTCATATCCTCAAAGTTAACAGCACGCATGTGTTCGCTAAGGTGTACAGCGTGATCATGCCATGGCTGCACTTCCAGCGCTATGCCCTGCTCAAGGAGATTCTCTGCCTCGTCTCTAGCTTGCTTCTCAGCTTGCTTCTCCACATCGAACAGGCCGTCAACGTCAGCCTCGTCCAGAGCTTCCAGTGCCTTGCGCCTTGTATTGAGATCGCCCATATCACCATATAAACCAGCTTGCATCTTCTCTATGATGCTTTGCTGTCTGGCAGCAGGACTTCTTGGCTTTGTAGAGCCAGGCAACACAATGACATCATAGTTGCCCTTTAAATCAGCACCGTAAAATTCATCTACTATGGTCTGATTGTCCTTGCCGCTAATACGTATCATGTGCTTTTCTGTGTAATACTCACCGGCAAATTGCAGGAATAACTTGCACATACTCTGATATGCCAATTCAAAACAACGGATTACAGGGCCTAAACGCAAGTCGTTACGCTCTTGTAACAGCTTAATGCCTGTAGCCGTGTTAACACCCGTAGGCACCGCTCCACGCTCGATCTCCTGAAAGCCACTAGCATCCATAATCGACTGCTTCATGCGATCGATTATTTCTACTACGTAATTAGGGAGCGGCTTAGGATAAGCAGGAGTAGGCTCTTTATCTCCCTTATACTCCACAACGCTACCAGGTGCATTAGTCCACTGCCCTTTAGCTATCCTCGTTCCCGCTTGTATAAACAACGGTGGGAAAGCTGAAGAATTCTTGTGTTCGATAATCTGACTATACGTCTTGTTGATATTCTTCTGCATCGGGATTAAACGACTAATAGGCGGTACAGGCCAGAACCGCCCCGGCATTGTTTTACCCCATGAAATCATTACAAATGGCAACTCACCACTCTCAAGCGGAAAGTCTGATACCTCTAAAAGAACATCGCCAGCTACAGTAATCACTTTTCCTTTAGGAAAGTCGGAACAAGGCTTTATCCAGCATTCAATAACTAATGCCGTTGATGATTCATCGTCAGCTGAATGCCCATCTTTAATTACCTTAGTCACGGCGCTGTCCAAGAGATCGTCTTTTTCACTACTGCTTGGCACTACATCCTTGCCCTTTTTGGGCCAGCGCTCTGTGATATAATCTATTGTGCGGTTTTTTGCATGAATGAGATACCGCAACTCACTCATATCCATACCAGTAGGATCAACAAAAACTTCATAAGGCGATACCGTAATATGCTCTATACCGCCTGAAGGACGCATCATAGGCTCGCCGTTCTCGTCCAATATCGGCACTAGCAACTCTTCAGGCTGACCGGTATCAGGGTTAATCTCAACAATGCGTTCCTCGGCAATGACATCATGACCAATGTCTGGATTGTACATCGTCTTCGTGAAACAACATCCACAAGACAATGCCCAAGCAATCCATGCATAATTCATCTCTTCTATGTTTAATTCATAATAACAATGCTCCAGAAACTTCTGCCCTATCTGAGACGCTTGACGATTATCCTCATCTCCGGTACTCGGCAATACCCGACAATCAGGTCTGGTAGCCAGTAATTTGGCATTTGCCATCTCCACTACCGGCGTTATCTCGTCTACAGCCAGATGCACCCTCCCACGGGGACGGGACACAGGTTTTAATCGCTGCCCGGCTTTGTCCCACTCTACCCAATGCCCCTCAGGGCCGCTCATATACGAAATATTCTCCGCCCATTCCGGCAAGAGCGATCTTTTATCCTGCTTAGCGTTTTTATAATAGCGCTTGACTAGCGCTATTAACTCGGCGCTGTCCTTCTTCTTGAATTCAGAGACACTGCCTTGATACGAACTTTTCTTAGCCATATATTAGCTCCTTGTTCTCCTGCCGCTCTCGCTCTTCTAGCGCTACCAATTCATCATCGGTTAGCGGTTGGATGAAACGAACTTCTTGCGGTTCAAGCGCCTGCCGCTCACTGTAAGTACGAGCAGCTAGCTTCATAGTTAGGTCGTTAATTAATTCCTGCTGCTGATCGTATACGCTACGCCAATACTCCGTGTCACTCTTTCCTCGCTCTACCTCATCGCCTAGAAACTCGCGTAACACCTCAACTTGTGCTTCTAATGCGGTACGCTTGCCGCGCTCAACGGCAAACAAAATAAACATAACGCAACAGGTTATAACGAGCCTTTCAAGCATTATCGTCACTCCCTTGCTTGCCCTTTATTGGCAAATTCTTTTTCCGTCTAACAGCTGTAATCAGCTTTTTTACCTCAGCCCTGACAGCATTACTAATAAACAACTCCAACCCTTTTGCCGGTATCTCGTTGCAATCTACCTCAATAACCATGCGTCTGAGATGCCCAGCATGACTCGATTGCTGAAAAGTTTTAATACCAGTCATATCCTCTTCCCTCCCCCAATGCCTGAAAAGATCTGTCTATATCATCCTGCAGAAACTTTCGTTCTATATCAGCAGGCGTAATAGGTTTTTTCGGTGCTTCCGGTGTTTGTGGACGACTCATGCATAGATACCGTAGAGCATCACAGGCATGATCGTTGCTTTTCACTGGTTCTTCAGGCATGTTCTGGTTCTGTCCTAAACGGAGCCGTTTCCATTGATACTGCGGCAACTCCCGTCGCAAGTTAACGCAATTACGGGTAATATACAGGCCCGGCGCTGGACTACTACCGGTAACAATATGCCGCCTGTTCTCACTCGGCCGGAGCAGTTCTGATACCCGTAGTATGCCAGCTTGCACGTTGTTGTTAGCAGGCACAGTGTATATGCCGTGTTCGCTGTATTCATACGCTATGCTGTAGAGATACCCCCCTCTTTGTTGCGTCTTTGCACTCGTCGACGGGTCGATATAGGCTATTCCTGATAGCTCACCTCTGCTTTTGATCGCCTCGGCATGATGGCTCACCAGCTGACCTGCTTCGTAGTGCTCATCGTAAACGATGATGTTTCCGTCGTAGTCTACCGCTGCCCACAGGCAGCAGGTAGGGTTCGTGAATCCATGATCAATCGCCTGAATCTTCTCCCAGTCCTTCGGCACCTGTATCGGGTCGATGACGTGCATACGCTCGTCGTAGTCCGGCCATATCTGCCCTTCGAAAACATCCCATGAGCCGTATACATACCGTTTCACCCAGTGCTCCGGGTAGTTCTTCAGCAGATTTTCTACGTAGTCCGCCGGTAGGTGTGGGTTCTCCATCGTCGTCGCTTCTATCAGGCGATAGTCCTCCGCCTTCTCCGCCTTCCAGCGCCGGTATATCCAGTCATGCCCTGCCGGGTTTCCCGTTATCCAGCCGCTACGCTGTTTTACGCCTGCAAGGCGCAACCTGCCAGCCAGCGTCAAAAAGGCTTCCTCCGGCAATTCCTCAGCTTGATCGAGATAAAACCAGCCGAGGTTCATCGACAGAAGCCGTTCTAAATCGTCCATGTGCCTGAACATCACCTGTGAAGTACCGCCGCCGACACAGTGAACTGTGAGTAGGTTCTCCTGCTCCTTCCACCCAGCCTGAAAGGGAGCCGCTATCTCCAGGAAGGTACGTCTGGTAGAATCGCGCAACTCCGGGTAGGTCAGCCTGCCGACCACTCCGACATTCCCCGGCTGATACAGACTGTACAGCAGACCACGCCAGCAGCCAGCGAAGGTCTTTCCGTTTCCGAAGCCGCCGAAATATGCTGGGTAGCGTTGTGGCGCGTAGAGGAATTCCGACTGTGGAGCCGTCCACTCCGGCATGCGTACTATTGTTCGTCCACCATTCAATTCTGCTGTTTTCCCATTTCTTGCGCTAGAAGCCGCCGAGACAAGCCGCTGAGCACCCTGTCCAGCGACTGCCGGAACATAATGTACAGCGGAAGACTAAGCCGCGACCCGTGCAGGTGGTATATCGGATTCACTGCAAAGGCCACACGCCAGCGGCCATCGTCGCATTGCAGACGCATTTTTCCCAGCATTCCGACACGTACCAGCTTCCCAATGTACCGATATGCGCTCCGGCGTGACATGCCGGTAACGGAAGCGATATCATCTGCCGTCAGCGCCCTATATCGCCCACGCTCTTTTTTGCAAAGCACATTCGAGCCGTCATTTCGAATGTACCGCGACAATTCGTAAAATCTCCCTTTGTCCTCCCATGACAGGCCCGGCGGAAGCGGCACCTGAAAAGCACGCGTCTGGCTTTTGCGTAGCCAGAACAGCAGCCCCTCGTTCGTGAGCGTATCGGGAATATCCTTCTCCTTGCTGCCCACAATTTCACCTGTCACAGTGTCGATATACTCTGTTCTGCGAAGCATTCTTTTCCCTTTCGATGGTGTGCCAAAAAGGGCCGTTTCAACTCTCTTGGTGTGCCAGCCTAGGTGGCACACTAGAAAACATGCTCAAAGCCTCTCATCATGCACATCTCGGCGATTTCGGCTGTACCTGTTCCCATATACACAGTATTGTTGTACCGAATTTCCAGACCCGAGAAGCCTAGCTCTCACTCTCACTCTCGCCACGCATCCAACCCGGGGCATCTTCGGGGATAGGCCCCGTCTGCAGTATGACGCTTCCGCTATGTTCCAGCCGCTCCGTCGGCTTCAGGCCAGCTCTGTCCAGTGTGTCCTTCGCCGCTCCCAGCGCCACAGCGCCTTCAGTCTCCATGAGCTCACGTATCCTCACTGCCGCTCTCGGCGCGCTCCCGATGATGATATCCTGTGCATGCGCTATCCGCTCCTGTCGAAGCCGCTCCCACTCTTCACGTACCGGCCCTGCTTCATAGAACCAATTTCTGATCGTGTAGTAGCTTCGCCCCACAGCTTTTGCGATTTCCGCAACGGGGACGCCCGACAATTTCAAATCAATCGCCTGCAGGTGAAGCGGCTCTAGCTGTCGCCCCCCTTGCGGGGGCGTGGATTGAAACTATTTGGCTATCGACTCTACATCGCCGGAAAGCTGGTCGCCCCCCTTGCGGGGGCGTGGATTGAAACTAAGCACAGGTAGCCGATAGCTACGCATCAATATGTCGCCCCCCTTGCGGGGGC